ACCGAGCGGACTTTACTGCTATAACAACTTGGGGTGTGTTCTTCAACGAAGAAACCAAGGCGCACAACATCATCCTGCTCAACTCCATAAAGAAGCGCATCGAGTTCCCAGAGCTAAAGAAGCTGTCTCTTGAAGAGTACAAGTACTGGGAACCTGATGCGTTCATCGTGGAGAAGAAGTCTAACGGGGCGGCTCTGTATCAGGAGTTGAGACGCATGGGAGTGATGGTGCAGGAGTACACCCCGCACCGTGGGTCTGGTGATAAGTTAGCACGGTTAAACTCAGTAGCTGATATTATTGCGTCTGGATTGGTATGGGTGCCACAGACACGGTGGGCGGAAGAGGTTGTTGAAGAGATAGCTGGCTTTCCGTTTGCTAGTAACGACGACTTGGTTGACTCCACGGTTATGGCACTCATGCGCTACCGTCAGGGCGGGTTCATAACACTGCCGTCTGACGAGATAGAAGACATCAGGTATTTTAAAAGTACGCATAGAAATGCGTACTACTAACCCAAGGACCGCACATGGCTACGAACTTTGACAAAAGAGCTACTCCCTTCGACCCGGAAGATGACGGTGACTTAGCCTTAGCTATTGAGATTGAGAACCCTGATGTAGTCCAGCTTGCAGACGGTGGCGTCGAGGTGACTATTGAGCATGGGGATGATCTAGAGGAAGAGAACGAAGGCATTGATGATTTTGATGCTAACCTTGCTGAATTTCTAAGCACAGGTGACCTTCAGTCCCTCGCTTCGGAGCTTATCGACCTCGTTGAAGCAGACGTAAATGCACGTAAAGACTGGGCTGATACCTATGTAAAAGGTATGGATGTGCTTGGTTTCAAGTACGAGGAACGCACAGAACCGTGGAACGGCGCGTGTGGCGTGTACTCCACAGTGCTTGCTGAAGCTGCAATTCGCTTCCAAGCTGAGTCTATGTCGGAAACTTTCCCCGCTGCCGGTCCAGTAAGGGCGAAGATTATCGGTAAGGCGACCAAGGAGAAAGAAGAGATTGCGAATCGCGTTGCCGAGGACATGAACTATCAGCTTACTGAGGTGATGGTTGAGTATCGTCCAGAGCACGAGCGGATGTTGTACAGCTTGGGGCTGGCTGGTTCTGCGTTCAAGAAGGTCTACTACGACCCGAGTTTGGGTCGGCAAGTGTCGATCTACATCCCTGCTGAAGATGTAATTGTTCCTTATGGCGCGTCTCACATTGAGACGGCTGAGCGCGTGACCCACATCATGCGTAAGACAAAGAACGACATCAAGAAGTTGCAGGCTAGCGGGTTCTACACCGACTGTGATCTTGGTGAACCGGAAGCGTTTCACACTGACATCGAGAAGAAGAAAGCTGAAGACAGCGGGTACTCTCTCACTGACGACGACCGCTACGCTGTCTATGAAATTCATGCTGACCTGATCATTGATGGTGCAGTGGGGATTGACATTGATAACGAGGACGAGGAGGGGGAAGACGATGATGAGAGAGATGAATTAGCTAAGCCTTACGTTGTCACTATTGAGCGTGGGACGCAGACGGTTCTTGCCATTCGTCGCAATTGGAATCCCGATGATGAACTGCGTCTTAAGCGTCAGCACTTTGTGCATTATGTGTACGTCCCTGGCTTTGGGTTCTACGGGCTTGGACTGATTCACATCATTGGTGGCTACGCCCGCGCAGGTACTTCGATCATTCGTCAGCTTGTGGATGCAGGCACTCTGTCTAACCTGCCGGGTGGACTGAAGAGCCGGGGCTTGCGGATCAAGGGAGACGACACGCCGATTGCACCGGGTGAATGGCGGGATGTAGACGTTCCCAGTGGCGCAGTGCGCGACAACATCATGCCGTTGCCGTACAAAGAACCTAGTCAGGTGTTGATGGCGCTGTTGCAGCAGATCACTGAAGAGGGTCGGCGGCTGGGTGCGATAAGTGACATGAACATCAGCGACATGAGTGCGCAAGCACCTGTCGGTACGACGTTAGCACTGTTGGAGCGGACGCTCAAGCCGATGGCTGCGGTGCAGTCGCGGGTTCACTACGCGATGAAGCAGGAGTTCAAGCTCCTGAAAGAGATCATTGCAGACTACGCGCCGACTGAGTACACGTATGAGCCTGATACGGGAGAAGCGCGGGCGCGTCAGAAAGACTACGCGATGGTGAATGTGGTGCCTGTTAGTGATCCTAACAGCAGCACTATGGCTCAGCGTGTCGTGCAGTATCAAGCGGTGTTGCAGATGGCACAGATGGCCCCGCAGATTTATGACTTGCCGCACTTGCATCGCCAGATGATTGAGGTCATTGGTATCAAGAATGCTGACAAGATCATCCCGGTTGAGGAGGATCAGAAGCCCCGCGACCCGGTAAGCGAGAACATGGCCGCTCTGGTTGGCAAGCCGATGAAAGCGTTCATCTACCAAGATCACGACGCGCATATCACGACCCACCAGTCATTCATGCAAGACCCGATGATTGCGCAGACGATTGGACAGAACCCGCAAGGCCAGCCGATCATGGCGGCGCTAATGGCGCACATAGCTGAACACCTTGCGTTTAGTTATCGCAAGAAGATCGAAGAGCAGCTTGGTGCGCCGTTGCCTGAACCTGATCAAGAGTTGCCGGAACAGATTGAAGTTGAGTTGTCTCGTCTCGTTGCAGACGCGGGTAAACAGCTTACGCAGATTAACCAGCAGCAAGCTGCACAGCAGCAAGCGCAACAGCAGCAACAAGACCCCATGTTCCAGCTTCAGCAAGCCGAGATTCAGATCAAGCAGTCCGAAGTGCAGCGCAAACAGCAGAAAGATCAAGCGGATAACCAGCTTGGTCAGGCAAAACTTCAGCTTGAGCAGTCAAGGATTGCAGCGCAGTCGCAATCAGAAGCTCAACGTATCGCTGCACAACGGCAGCAAGCCAATGACAAGATCAAGGCTGACATGATCAAGCAGCTTACTGATCAGCAGCATCAGATGCGTCAGCAACCTAAAGGCGGTCAATGATGGATAAATACCTAGAGTATCTTAGGAAGCAATTTTCGGAGCGGCAAGATAGCCTTGCCCTTGCGCTAGCAGATGGCGCTGCAAAATCTTTTGAAGATTACAGGCAGTTGGTGGGGGAAATCCGGGGTCTTTCCTTCGCACAACTTTGTGTATCTGACCTCGTGCGGAAACTTGAAAATGATGACGACGAAACTTAACATCCCGGAAAACTTGCCAGAAGTAACCACGGACAAGGCGCGACAGCTACCGGAACCCGCAACTTACCACCTCCTCTGTGTCATCCCTGAGACGGAAGAGAAATACGACAGCGGGTTGGTCAAGTCAGGACAGACGATGCACTTTGAAGAAGTGTTGTCTCCTGTGTTGTTCGTAGTAAAGATGGGGCCAGACTGCTATGGCGATAAAACACGCTTTCCTAGTGGGCCTTCTTGCAAGGTTGGAGATTTCGTTCTGGTGCGTCCTAACTCAGGCACTCGGGTGAAGATTCATGGGCGGGAGTTCCGCATCATCAATGATGACTCGGTTGAGGCAATCGTTGAAGACCCGCGTGGCATCAGCCGCGCATAAGGAGCAATCATGGCAGAGTTTAAATTTCCGGATGAGCAAGAAGTAGCTGATGATCCGAAGTCTGTAAACGAATCCAAGGAGACGTTTGAGATTGAAGTCAAAGATGACACGCCTACTAAAGACAGGGACCGCAAGGTTTCCGAAGCTCCGGCAGATGTGACAGACGAAGAGCTTGGCGCGTATTCGGACAAGGTTCGCAAGCGTATCCAGCACTTCAACAAGGGCTACCACGATGAGCGTCGGGCCAAAGAAACAGCTTTGCGCGAGAAACAAGAGCTTGAGCAAGTAGCTCAGCGGCTTGTCAAGGAGATTGGTAGCCTTAAAGGTACGGTAGCTAAGAACCAAGAAGCTATTCTGGAGCAAGCCAAGATGGCTGCGACGGAAGAACTAGCGCAAGCAGAACGTGTGTACAAGACTGCATATGAGTCTGGTGACGCCGATGCTGTTGTTTCTAGCACTAAAAAGATGACGGAGGCTACGCTAAAAGCGGAACGTATAAACAATTTTACGTTACCCCCTTTACAAGAAGAGACTTATGAGGTAAAACCTCGTACATCCGCCCCAGCAGTTGATGTTGACGACAAAGCGGTGGCTTGGCAACAAGCTAACCGGTGGTTCGGCTCAGACGACGAAATGACCAGCTTTGCGCTGGGGTTGCATCAGAAGTTGGTCAAGCAGGGCATCGACCCTACAAGTAACGAATACTACGAGAAGATAAATTCTCGTATGCAGCAAGTGTTCCCCGATCAGATCGAGGAGCAGGAGCAAGCGGATAAACCGCGTCGAAAGACGAATGTTGTGGCTCCGGCCACACGGAGTACAGCACCGCGCAAAATCGTGCTGACTCAGACACAGGTAAACATCGCCAAGCGGCTTGGGGTTCCTATCGAACTTTACGCTAAGCAGGTTGCGGCAGACTTAAGGAAACAGAATGGCTGATACTCGTACCTCCCGTGAACTTGAAACCCGTGCTGTCTTTGAGCGCCCTAAAAGCTGGGCACCTCCAGAGAAGCTTCCTAGTCCTCACCCTATTCCGGGTTATGACTTCCGATGGGTTCGTGTTAGTACGCTAGGTACTGATGATCCCATGAACATTTCCGGCAAGCTCCGCGAAGGTTGGGAACCCGTCAAAGCAGTTGATCACCCTGAACTTGGCATTATGGCTAGCGCTCGCGGGCGTTATCCTGACAGTGTTGAGGTCGGTGGACTCATGCTTTGCAAAATTCCGAAAGAGTTTATGGAACAGCGCGCTGCATACTACCAGCAGCAGTCTGATACCCAGATGAACTCGATTGACAACAACTTCATGCGTGAAAATGACCCTCGTATGCCGCTCTTCAAAGAGCGAAGCAGCAAGGTGAGTTTTGGCAAAGGTACTTAACTTAGGAGTCTTAAATGGCTTATCCCAACATTGATGCCGCATACGGGTTCAAACCCGTAAACCTAATCGGTGGTCAGGTGTTCGCTGGTTCAACCCGCAACATTCCGATTGCCTACAACTACGGAACCGCCATTTACTACGGCGACTTCGTTAATATCGCCAGTGGCTTTGTCGCAAGCATTGCCAACACGATTGCCACCCCCACGGTTGGTGTGTTCCTGGGCTGCTACTACACAAACCCGACGACTAAACAACGTCTGTGGTCGCAGTACTACCCTGGTAGCATTCTGGCTGGTGACATCACGGCTATCGTTGCTGATGATCCTGACATGGTTATGCGTGTCGCAGTCACTGCTGCTGCCGGTTCTACTGTCATTGCTTCGGGTTCCATCCTGAACGTTGGTATCAACATGGCTGGTAATACCTTGACTGGTAGTGCCTCTACGGGCAACTCGTCGGGCGCTGTGGTTGCTTTGGCTACTACCGCTGGTAACTTCCGGGTTTTGAATCTGGTTCCTGACACGCAGATTAGCTCTTCAGCTACCTATGTTTCGGGCACTGGCACCACGACCTTGACGGTTTCCGGTCTAAGCGTTGGTCAAGTTCTTCCCATTGGCACGGACGTTTTCCAAGTTGCGTCGGGCGGTCAGTTGCAGTACACGGGTTCTTCCCTAACTGCGGCGACTACTGTTGCGTCAGCGACTTCACAAGCACTGACGGTCACCGCTTCGACGGTTACCACTGCCGGTACGCTTGCGCTAGTCCAGACTCCTGAAGTGCTCGTAAAGATCACTTTTGGCTCGCATCGCTATTACGTTGCCTAATAAGGAGCTAAATCATGGCTATCTCACGCGCACAACTACTTAAAGAACTCTTGCCTGGACTGAACGCACTGTTTGGTCTGGAGTATGCTCGTTACGGCGAAGAGCATAAAGAGCTTTATGACATCGAGACTTCGGAGCGTTCGTTCGAAGAGGAAACCAAGCTGTCTGGCTTCTCTGCCGCTCCGGTGAAGAACGAAGGCTCTGCCATTGCTTATGACAATGGTCAGGAAGCTTGGACCGCTCGTTACAACCACGAAACCATTGCCCTGGGTTTCTCCATCACTGAAGAAGCGATGGAAGACAACTTGTACGACAGCTTGTCTGCTCGTTACACCAAGGCTCTGGCTCGCGGTATGGCATACACCAAGCAGGTTAAAGCTGCTGCTGTCATTAACAACGGCTTCAACGCTGCTGTTACCTACGGTGACGGTGTTGCTCTGTTCTCGACGGCTCACCCGCTCGTCTCCGGTGGCACCAACAGCAACCGCCCGACGATTGGCGCTGACCTAAACGAAACCTCGCTGGAAAGCGCTGTGATTCAAATCGCAGCCTGGACCGATGAGCGCTCGTTGCTGATTGCCGCTAAGCCCAAGAAGCTGATCATCCCACCGGCTCTGATGTTCGTTGCTACCCGTCTGTTGGAAACGTCGCTGCGTGTTGGCACGACCGACAACGATATCAATGCCATCAAGAACAACGGCTCGATCCCTGAAGGCTACACGGTCAATCACTTCTTGACCGACACCAACGGCTGGTATCTGACCACCGACGTTCCTAACGGCTTGAAGCACTTTGTGCGGACCCCGCTGAGCACCTCGATGGACGGTGACTTTGACACGGGTAATACCCGCTACAAAGCTCGCGAGCGTTATTCGTTTGGCGTCAGCGATCCGCTGGGTATCTTTGGAAGCCCTGGTTCGACCTGATCAAACTGCAAGACAAAGCCCACTTCGGTGGGCTTTTTTACGTCTGTACCCCTTGCATTCTTCTAACGCCTGTGCTATAAACAGCTACCGGACCCCCGGTACATCAAACCGCTCCGGTCGGGCGACATGCAGATTGATGTACTTAACTCGCATGTGAGGCACTAAAAATGGCTGTAGCTACCCACCTTGGCCCCTGGCTGCTCGGTAC